CTTCATAAAGAAAGACCTGCACAGGTCTGGCCTTCAATCACGTCACTGTCTGCCAGCTAAAGAAAAATGCCCACCACCCGCGAAACCGTCCTCGCCGCGCTGCACGCTCGGCTGCAGCCGCTTGCCGCCCTCACTCTGCGTGACGAGGTCCTGCCCGAGCGGATCCCTGCGGCCGGGCTGATCATCCTGCGCGATGGTCAGCCCGGCGAGCCGGAGGTGACGCTATCGCCGCTGCGCTATCACTACCAGCACCGGGCCGAGCTGGAGGTCGTCGTCCAGGCGGGCACCGGCCGGGCCAGCGCTTTCGACGACCTGATCACTTCCATCGGCGCGGCACTTGAGGCGGACCGGACGCTGGGCGGCCTTTGCGACTGGGTCGAACCGGAAGCCCCGGCCTCCGTCGACCTGCCTGTCGAAGGTGCCGCAGCGCTGAAGGCGGCGGTGATCGCCGTCGTCCTGCATTACACCACCACCGGCCCCCTGGCCTGAATTCCCCCACATAGGAGACCCCCATGGCACGCGCTCACGGCGCGCGGGCGCAGATGGCGCTTGCGTTCGAAACCGTCTACGGCACCCCGCCCGCCAGCGGCTATCGGCTGATGCCCTTTGCCCGCACCACGCTGGGCGCGGAACAGCCGCTGTTGAATTCGGAATTGCTCGGCTACGGCCGCGATCCCCTGGCGCCGATCAAGGACGCGGTCACCGCCGATGGCGAGGTGGTAGTGCCGATCGATGTCGAGGCCTTCGGCTTCTGGCTGAAGGCCGCCTTCGGCGCCCCGACCACGACGGGGACCACTCCGAAGACCCACACGTTCCAGTCGGGGAACTGGACGCTGCCCTCGATGGCCATCGAGGTCGCCATGCCGGAGGTGCCGCGGTTCGCGATGTATGCGGGCTGCGTGATGGACCAGCTCAGCTGGCAGATGAACCGCTCGGGCCTGCTAACCGCAACCGCCCGCCTGATCGCCCAAGGAGAGGCCATCGCAGCCACCACGGCCGCAGGCACGCCGACCGCGCTGGGGCTGCAACGCTTAGGGCATTTCAACGGGGTGGTGAAGCGCAACGGCACGGCGCTGGGCAATGTCGTCTCGGCCGAGATCACCTATGCCAACGGCCTCGACCGGATCGAGACCATCCGCAACGACGGCAAGATCGAGGGCGCCGATCCCGGCATGGCGGCGCTGACGGGGCGGATCGAGGTGCGCTTCGCCGATGGCACCCTCGTCACGCAGGCCATCGACGGCACGCCCTGCGAGCTGGAATTCGCCTGGAGCCTCGGCGCCAATGCCAGCTTCACCTTCACCGCCCATGCCGTCTACCTCCCGGTCCCGCGGATCGAGATCCCCGGGCCCCAGGGCATCCAGGCCACCTTCGACTGGCAGGCCGCGAAAGCCACCAGCCCCGCCCGCATGTGCACCGCCGTCCTCGTCAACACCGTCACGGGATACTGACCATGATCCGCCTGAACCTGTCGAACCGCCCCGAATGGCTGGACCTGCTGCCCGGACTGCGCGTCCTCATAGCCCCACTGACCACCGCGCTGATGGTCTCCGCCCGCGCCGATCCTATTATCGACCGCCTCTCGGAAACATCCAGCCAGGAGGACATGGCCCTCGCGATGGCCAAGGCTGTCGCGCGCCGCGCGGTCTTGGAATGGGAAGGCGTCGGCGACGAGGCGGGCAACCTCGTCCCCGTCAGCCCGGCCGGGATCGATGCCCTCTTGGAAATCTGGCCGGTCTTCGAGGCCTTCCAGGCGCAATACGTCGCCCGCGGCCTGATGCTGGATCAGGAAAAAAACGTCTCCGCGCCCTCGCCGACTGGTCCTTCGGCGGGGGCGACGGCTACTGCTCGGCCTGCGCAGGCCCCTGCCCCGACTGCCCCGCGAGACTGAACCGGCCGCAGACGGTCGAGGGCTGGCAGGTCTGGGACCTGACCCAGCGCCTCGGCGGGCAACTGCGCATCGCGCCGGGGGCGGTCATCGGTTGGGACATGAGCGCGGCGCTCGCGCTGGCACAGGCGCTGGGCATTGCGCCCCTGATTGCTGCCGAACTGCTGCCCGAGATCGAGGCGGTGATGGTGCACAAACTGAACGAGCAGATGGAAGGACGCCGGAATGGCTGAGAAGAAGGTCTCCGTCCGCCTCGTGGCGGAGGGCGGACGGCGCGTGCGCGCGGAGCTGGAGGGGGTGGGCGAAGCTGGTGCCCGTGGCTTTGGCCGCCTGTCGCGCGAGATGGAACTGGCCAACACCCGTCTGGTCAGCTTCGCCCGTCGTGCAGGTCTTGCCCTCGGGGCCGCAGCCGCGGCGGCGACAGCGTCCCTCGGTCTGATCGTGCGGTCCACGGCTGAGAGCGCGGCGCAGATCCGGCAGTTCGCGCAGGTCGCCAATGCGACGCCCGAAGCGCTGCAGCGCTGGTCGGCCGGTGCGCGCACCGTTGGCATCGAGCAGGAGAAGCTCGCCGACATCCTGAAGGACGTGAACGACCGGATCGGGGATTTCCTGCAGACCGGCGGCGGGCCGATGGCGGATTTCTTCGAGAATGTTGCGCCCCGTGTGGGCGTGACGGCCGACCAGTTCGCGCGCCTCTCCGGCCCCGAAGCCCTGCAGCTCTACGTCGACACTCTCGAACGTGCGGGGCTCAGCCAGCAGGAGATGACTTTCTATCTCGAGGCCATGGCCTCGGACGCGACCCGCCTCCTGCCGCTCCTGCGCAATGGCGGGGCGGAGATGGCCCGACTTGGGGATCAAGCCTCGGACCTCGGCGCGGTTCTGGACAGCGATGCCCTCGAAGCCCTGCGCCGCACGCAACTGGCGCTGGGCACCGTGTCGCTGGTCTTCGACGGCCTGCGCAACCGGATCGCCGTCGCCGTCGCCCCGACCATCGAAGCGCTCGCGAATGCCTTCGTGGCACTGGCGTCCGATGGCGGCATCCTCCGTTCGGCCATCGACGGGCTGATCGGCAATCTCGGGCGTCTCGCCTCCTATGCCGCGACCTTCGCGGCTGTCATGGCTGGGCGATGGGTTGCTGGCATGGCCGCCGCCGCCCTGTCGGTGCGCGGCCTCGCCACGGCGCTGGTCTTCCTTCGCGGGGCCCTGATCCGGACCGGCATCGGCGCGCTGATCGTCGGCGCAGACGAGCTGGTCTACCAGTTCTCGCAACTGGTGGCCCGGGTCGGTGGAGTGGGCGAGGCGTTTCGCTTGCTCGGCGATCTGGCCCGCGAGGTCTGGTCCCGCATCGGCCTATCGCTGGACGCTGCCCTCGCGCGGATGGCGGCCGGGTGGGAGGGGCTCAAGGCGGCAGGTCTGTCGGCGCTGGAAGGCACCATCGCGGGCGTCGTCAGTTTCGGCGACAGGACGGCCGCCATCTTCCAGGGGGCCTATGACGCTGCGGTGGCGATCTGGGGTAGTCTGCCGGGCGCCATCGGCGATTTCGCCTTCCAGGCGGCGAACGGACTGATCTCGGGCGTCGAGGCGATGCTGAATGGCGTCGTCACCCGCATCAACAGCTTCATCGAGACGCTGAACGCGGCGCTGGCGCTGCTGCCAGAATGGGCCACCGGCGAAGGTGGGGTGCGAATCGGCATCCTCGACCCGGTGGAACTCGGCCGCATTGGCAATCCGTTCGAAGGGGCGGCAACCGCTGCTGGTGCCGCCGCCGCGGATGCCTTCTCGGCCGCGCTGTCGAGGACCTACCTCGAGCCGCCCGATCTTGGTCTCGGCGCCATGGCCGACGACGCCCGCGCCCGGGCCGATGGCTATCGCGAGGCGGCCGGGATGCTGGCTGACGCTGCCGGTCGGCCGCTGGCCAGCTGGCAGGTGCTGAAGGATGCGGTGACGGGTACCGGAACGGAGGCGGAGGCCGCCCTGGCCGATGCGGCCGCTTCGGCCGATGCCCTGACCTCCGGGCTGAACGACACCGCCACCGCCGCTGATGGCGCAGGCGGCGCAGCACGCGACGCGGGGGCCGCTGCAGCCGAAGGCGCGGATACCGCCCTGACGGGTTGGCAGGCCGTCACGGCCGCCCTCGCCGACTACGCCGCCAAGGCGCGCGACATCGGCGGGGACATCGGCCAAGCGCTGGTCGGGGCCTTCCAGAGCGCCGAGAACGCCATCGGCGACTTCGTGAAGACCGGCAAACTCGATTTCCGCGAACTGATCACGTCGATGATTGCCGACCTCGCGAAGCTCGCCGCCCGTCGTTTCATCCTCGGCCCCATCGCCAATGCCCTTTCCGGCGCGCTGGGCGGCGCGGGTGGGATTTTCGCGAACATCCTGCATACGGGCGGCGTGGTCGGCGCCCCTGGTCCTGGCCGGATGGTCCCGGCGCTGGCCTTCGCCAATGCCCCGCGCATGCACAATGGCGGCTGGGCCGGTCTACGCCCAGACGAGGTGCCCGCGATCCTGCAACGCGGCGAGCGTGTGCTCTCGCGCCGGGAGGCGGCAGGCTACGGCCACTCCAGTGCCTCTACCGTCAATGTCACGATCAATGCGCGGGATGCCGAGAGCTTCCGCCAGTCCAGGACGCAGGTCGCCAGCGACATCGCCCGCGCCGTGTCGCTCGGCCGACGCGGCATGTGAGGAACCGCCATGGCATTTCACGAGGTCCGGTTTCCGGACAATATCAGCCGCGGGGCGCGCGGTGGTCCCGAGCGGCGCACCCAGATCGTCGAGCTGGCAAGCGGGGCCGAGGAACGCAACGCCAGCTGGGCGAACAGCCGCCGCCGCTACGACGTCGCCTACGGAATCCGCCGCGCGGACGATCTGGCGGCAGTTGTCGCCTTCTTCGAGGCAAGGAACGGCCGCCTCCACGGTTTCCGCTTCAAGGACTGGGCCGATTTCAAGTCCTGCCCGCCATCGCAGGCGGCGGGCCCGACCAACCAGCCGATTGGCGCGGGCAATGGGGCGGCAACCCTGTTTCAGCTGACCAAGCGCTACGCCTCCGGCGCGCAGTCCTGGACGCGGGCCATTGCCAAGCCCGTCGCCGGGACCGTCACCATCGCGCTGAACGGCACACCGCAGGCCTCCGGCTGGTCGGTCTCGACCACAACCGGCCTAGTGACCTTCACCACGGCCCCCGCCGCGGGCGTGGCCATCACCGCAGGCTTCGAATTCGACGTGCCCGTCCGCTTCGACACCGACGCCCTCGACGTCACCCTCGATCTCGAACGCCTCGGGTCGATCACCTCCATCCCTCTCCTGGAAATCCGCGCATGAAGTCCCTGAACCCCGCGCTGCAGGCCCATCTCGACGAGGGCACAACGACGCTCGCCTGGTGCTGGCGCATCACCCGCGCCGATGGCGTCACCTTCGGCTTCACCGATCACGACCGGACGCTGAGCTTCGACGGCACCGAGTTCGAACCCGAAAGCGGGCTGACGGCGTCCGAGGTCCGGTCGGGGTCGGACCTGTCCGTCGATGCGCAGGATGCCCAAGGGGTGCTGTCGTCGGACAGGATCACCGAGACCGACATCATCGACGGCCGATGGGACAATGCCGCTGTCGAGGTCTGGCGGGTGAACTGGTCGACCCCGGCGCAGCGCGTGCTCCTGCGCCGCGGGGCTATCGGCCAGATCCGGCGCGGGCGGCTCGCCTTCGTGGCCGAGGTCCGGTCGCTGGCACATGTTCTTGGCCAGACCGTTGGTCGGACGTTCCAGGCGAGTTGCGACGCCGCGCTGGGCGATGCGCGCTGCGGCGTGAACCTCGAGGCCCCGGCCTTCAAGGGGACAGGCGCGGTCATCGACGTGCTGCGGGACCGGGCGTTCACTGCCTCCGGCCTCGGCAGTTTCGCGGCAGGCTGGTTCGCTTTCGGGCTGGTCGAATGGTCGACCGGGGCGAACGCCGGGCGGCGGGTCGAGGTGCTGTCGCATGACCTTGTCGACGGGGTGGCGATCTTGACCCTGATGGAAGCGCCGGTGCGACCGATCA